GATATCCTTATACCCTATGAGAGGTATAGAGGAATAAATACTAAAAAGGAGACATAAAATGTCAGGAAAAAAAGAGATAACACATATTAACTTAATAGGTGGCTCTGGAGCGCTAGGAAAAGCTACTGTTAGTCGTAAGAAAAAGTCTGCAATGGCAAAAGGTAAAGGCGCTCCTACACCAGAACCTAAAACTAAGACTTCTAAAAGAAAAACTGCAAGAACTACATCAGGAAGACCTCCTAGAAGGCCTTAATGAGTAATAAGAAAGTAGTAAATAGTACTAATATAGGAAATCCATGGCAGTCTAGTACTTCTTATAACGACAATCGTCGTAAACAGAATACTAAATCGTCTAATAAAAAAAGGAAATAAATGGCCTGGACTGGTAATTTTAAAACACATATAATTGATTTGACTGGCGCTTTTTCTGATACTGACGCTATGCAACAATGGATAAAAGATGGTTGCCATGAAGTTGCTAGAAAGTTAGCTGAAAAGGAGTCAGAAGCTATTTTGCTAGACTTTACAACAGTTTCTAGTGCTAGTAGCAATCCTATCAATATTTCTGGATTAAGGGATATTATATTTGTTTTTCGCAATAATATTCCTGCTACTCAAGGTACACCTTTATTAAAGCATAAGTATGCAGATAGTGCTTCAATATATCATGCTACTGCTGAATCTCCTGTATATTATATAGAAGGAAGGAGTATGGATGTGTATCCTGCTCCCACAGGTGGAGCTCAAGCTCAATATAGATACTTGCCTGAATATTCACTTACTAATTGGGATTCAGGTACTTCATCTATAACAAATTATCCTGTTCAATGGTATAGATATGCTATGTTGTATTCTGCAATTCAGGTTCTGCATAGAAAAATGATGGATATTATTACAATATTACCTCAAATTACAGCAGTACCTCCAGACCAGCCTATAGCTCCTAATCTAGCTACTACTTCAGCTTCTGTAGTTAGTATAGACGCATTACCATCAGCTCCTAATTATAATAATAGTATAGCTTCTAGTGAGTTTACTGCTTTAGCTACTCTTATTAATACCGAAGAAGATGTTGAGCTTGCAGGTGCTAAAATAAGAGAGATTGAGTCTATCATGTCAAATGAGATGAATGAGTTTAATGAAGCAGTTAAGATTTATGAAGAGACTATAAAAAGAGCATCTGACCAGGCAAAATTAAACCAAGAAGCAGTTTTTCAAGATTATAGTCAAGAATTAAATAGATATACACAGTTATTAAGCGCATATACCTCTGAAATACAAGCTCAAACAGAAGAATATAATTTAAAAGCAAAAGATTATGAATGGATGTCTTCTACGTATTCAAGATTAAGAGCCGAATTTGAAAATGCTTTTGCGCTCACTCCAGCTGATGCTCAGGAACAAACTTCTTAAATGGCTACCACAGTTATATATAAAAATCAATGTACACCTCAAGAGTATTTATCTGAAGGAGGAAGGTGGTATCTTGATGATGATGTAAAGAGAAAATTATCAGGGGTTGCTAGTATTAATTTAGATACAATTACATACGAAAAAGATGTTACTTTAAATTTAGCAGCAGTACCTAATGTTCTTTTAGGGACTGAATTAAAATTCTTATATATTAAAAATTATTCTACTTCTGATAATAATATAAAAATTTCTATGTTTGCTTTTACAGATGCTAATTATAGGATGATATTAAAACCTGGTCAATCATTTGCTGGAGAACTAGTGCCAACTTTAAATGATGGGACTAATAATGTTCCTTATATAAGTAGTGAGGGTATATCAATGGTTGAATATATTATAGGCTCATAATGGCAGACGATAGAAGACTTATAACAGGAACAAGTATATTCGCTAAACAAAGCGCTACTTTGGAAGAAGGTACTACTAAGTGGTACAAAGATACTGTTATTACAAAACCTTTAGGTGGTAAGTGCACAATAGATGATATCAGCGCAAATCAAGGCGCTAATGGATGGTATTCAGAATCTACTACAATTTCAGGAGAAAATCAGTTAAAAGATACAACTGATGTTTTTAATACTGTATATATAAAGAATTTAGATGAATCTGTATATGTAACAATAGCCATGTATAATTTAGGCACATGGAACTCTATTGCTACTAATTGGGATGCTACAACAAGTATGTACAATCCTGAGTTCTGGTTAAAGGTTGCGCCATTAGGAAGTATGTTATTTTCTGGTAATGGAACATTGCAATGTAAGGATGTTTTTGTTAGTAGTAATGCAGACTGTAAAATAGAATATTTAATTACAATATGAATTAGTAAGGGAGCCCCGAAATGTCAACTTTAAAAGATAAATCGATAACATCAACATACGACCAGCTTATTAAAAGGCAGGACACATATGCAGCGGCTGGTAGCCGAATAGAAATGATGGATGATTCTGGAGCATCTGTAAATAGCGCTTTATATCTAGATATTACAAATCAAAGAGTAGGTATTAGTAGAAGTGCGCCATTAGATGACTTGCATGTATCAACTCCTTCTGGTGCTGCTTCAATATTTATAGATGGAGCATCTGGTAATAATGCTGCTTTGAAATTTGGAGATGGTGGAAGTACAACAGGTTATGCATTATTGCACGATGCCTCATCACATGCAAGTGGAAGTGATGCATTTACATTTTCAAAAGGTGATGGAACTGAAATAATGTGCATGACAACAGCAGGTAATGTCGGTATCGGAGCTACTAATCCAATGAATATTCTTCAAGTCTCGCATGCTGCTGCTGATGGAGATAATGGTATTATGATTGTCAATGAAGGGACTACTATTGGAGATGCAACTCTTCTTGGTGCTATTGGATTTGATAGTGCTGATGGTGATGTGCCAAGTAGTTGCCTTGAATCTTCTTGCTATATAGCTGCATATTCTGCTGAAGCTCATCATTCAACTGATAAGGGTGGCGATTTAACATTTGGATGCTCTTTGATAGATGAAAATCATAATGTGACATCTACTGAGCATATGAGAATAGAATCGAATGGTAAAGTTGCGATTGGAACTGCTGTTCCAGGGTCTTATAAATTTAAAGTTTTAGATGGCAATAGTAGTCTGAATTTTTATCAAAATGGTAGTGATGACCTTGAATTAAGACTCATTGCAAAAGGGAACAATGCAAATACATCGGCAATATGGTTTGGAGATGAAAATGATACTATACAAGCAGGAGTAAAGTATGATGCAACTACTCAAAAGCTAGGTATTCATGCTGATGATAATAATGTTGCTATAACTATTGATAGCTCTGAAAAAGTGGGTATTGGAACTGCAAGTCCTGATGAAATATTACATATTGAATCTGATGCTTCTACTGCTTTTCAGATAGAAACAACAAATGGGAGTGTGCCTAGGAAATGGAAACTTTTTTCTAGTGGTACTGATGGAAATCTTTATATAAGAGATGAGACAGGCACTAATACTATGATGACTTTTGATGTGGCAGGTCAAGTTGGAATTGGAACTGCATTTCCTTCACATGATTTTTCAGTCGCAAGTAATGATGGTGGCGTGATTTCGGTGTTAAGAGAAGATGCAGATAATGCAATCACAGGCAGTACTGCTTTAGGAAAATTATATTTTGGAGGAGACGCTCCGACTGACAATACATATCAAATAGGAGCATCTATAGAATCCATATCTGCTGCTGAATGGGGTACAGGAGGTGATAGTAGCGATTGTCCTGCTGATATACTATTTAAAACTTGTGCAAATGGTGCAAATACTCTAAATGAGGTTATGAGAGTAGCAAATAATGGGAGCGTAGGTATTGGGGTTACTACTGACCCTGTTGATAAATTGCAATTAGTTAGTACAAGTATGAGTGACGATACTTCAGTTGCAATTACAATAACAGGAGAAGGCGGGGGAAATACTAATCATGCATCTTTCGGAATGAGATGGGATACAGCTATAGGGCAGCCCTGTGCATTTTTAAGAATGGATACCTCTGATGGTGTAACGCATTATATATGGGCAACTGATGATGATGACTTTCATGCTAGCTCAACAATTGGCCATATCGGAACAACTAGTGGTACAAAGATTGGTGATATGACATCAGATGAAAGATTGAAAAATATAAGTTCAGATGCATTCCCTTATGGTTTAGCAGAAATCAATAAATTAAAGCCTATTAAATTCTCAATGAAAGCGGATTCTAGCAATCAAAATAGGTTGGGTTTTGGGGCACAAACAACCAAGCCAATCCTCCCAGAGACTGTGATTGATACTAAACAATGCATAGATGGATATAAATGGGAAGTTGATGGTGATGGGAATCAAACAAAGCAAGTTCCAAAGAGTAGCGATACTGATACAAAATTAGGAATGTCTTATAATCAAATGATTCCTGTGCTAGTAAAAGCAGTACAAGAATTATCGGCAAAAGTAACAGCGTTAGAAAATGCATAATAACGGGAGAAAAAATGCAATTAAGTAAAGAAGAGGTAGCAAGTAAGATAATTGAAATACCTGCAACAATAGAGAAATTAAAAGCAGAGTATAATCAATTATTAGGATATAATCAAGCTTTAAATGAGATGGAAGAAGCTAAAAAGTCAAAGGATATAAAAAAGAATGACGCAAAAGCAAATAATTGAATTAATCCAACAGCATCATCCTATGGCAGGGGAGACTGAGATAAGATTAACTCTTAATAGAGCTAAGGATGATTTTTGCGCTAAAACAGAAATTATCACTAATGCTTGGACTCAACCCTCTACAGCAGGTAAAAGATACTATGAGCTTGACAATAAAATACTTCGTATTAAAGAAGTTCAAATTAATGATGTAAGTATTCCACGTTTAATAGGAAAGCCTATAATAGATGATGACGAATATGACGGGGCTTCAGGATTGACAAGTGGTTCAAGCTCTAGTAATGATAGATTTTGGTATATTGATGGCGATAAATTGGGTGTAGTAGAAAAGATTGTTGGCGTATCTACTAGAGATGGCAAACAATCCGATTATCAATCTATATCTGCTGTAAAAGAGATTAGAGTGATTGCAGTTTGTAGAGATGATGATTTTACAGCCACATTAACAGAAACAGGAAATATACCTGTACAATTTCAAGATGGATTAGTCTTTAAAAGTATTTCAGAATTAATGTTGCATCAAGGCAGCGCTTCTTTTAATGCAGATTTAGCTCAATTATTTGAGTCTAAATATATGTCTGTAATTAAGGAAGCTAAAAAGTATGCTAGAGATGGCAAGGTTCATTCTGGAAGTGCTATAATAAGACCACAGGAGTTTTAATGGCTTTTAAGAAAGAAGTAAATAAAAGTAATGTAGAAGGAGCTTACTGGGATTTAAGCTCAGGGCATCCAATATTATCATATACTCAGACAGGGATAACAGCCCTGTCTTTTGATACTGGAGCTACAAGAAATTGGAATCTTGATGAAGCAGCTGAATGGACTAAAGAAGCTGTTCCATCATCTTCATGGAGCAAGGAGGCTTGATGGCAGATACTTTAAAAACAGCAACAATTGGCGTGACAGGTTCAGTAGTAGGATGGCTTGAAATAGCAGGTCCTATTATAAGTACTTTAGGTGCTTTAGTAACATTAGTATATATGATAATAAAAACGTATAAGGAGATAAGATAATGGCAGGAGTAATAGCTTTTATAACAAAGACTTTTTTAACTGAAGCTATGTTAAAGAAGGTTTTAGTTGTACTAGGAGATTATTTAGTATCAAGTTCAAAGAATAAACTAGATGATAAATTATGGGCTCAAGTAAAGAAAATACTAGCCAAATAATAGGAGATAAAATAGCTACCTTATTTGGGTTAACGGAGTCGATTACCGACCCAAATAAACTACTCAAAGAAATTGGTCTTGCGAGTAGTAGAGTATATAATCATGTTCCAGGGCAATGTTTTATCTGTAAACATGATAAATTTAGTAATCTTTCGCTATTAGGCGTTTACAGAAAGCCAGTATTTTATGAATGCGAAGAATGTGGAGCTTTACATTTAAGATATGAAAAAGGTTGGATTGTAGACAAAATGAAGAAGTTGAAAAATGTATATATAAACCCTGAAGATTGGAAAGACGAGCCTCCTAAAAGCGAATATAACTAGGAGTTTTATGGCAAATGACAAAGGGGTAATTAAACGTTACATAGTTACTCCAGACAAACATGCGCCCTTACACGACAAGAAAGCAATCTCGGTCGTTAAGCAGGCGATTGAAACTATACAACCTGATGGTTATATAGATTTAGGAGATTTTTCAGAGTGGAGCTCAGTTTCACACTGGCAATGGAAGACAAGAAAGAAACCGCCTCTAGAGTATTTAATTCCTGCTGTAAATGCAGATATAGAGGCTACAAACAAGCTTTTTGACGAAATTGATGATAGTTTAGATAAGGTTAATGTAGAGGATAGGCATTTTTGCATGGGTAACCATGAGGAATGGCTTAATCACTTTGTAGAGGCACATCCTTATTTAACTGATTACGATTATAAAACAGCAAGTGGAGTGATTGAACGTGGTTATACTTTGCATCAAGCTGGAGAGTACTTCAACATAGGCAATTTACACTTCTACCATGGTCATCATTTTGGAGGTCAATATCACACTGCAAATCACTTAAGAAAACTTGGTGTTTCAATAATGTACGGACATTATCATTCAATGCAGATGATGAGCACTACGGGCTTAAATGGTCCCATAGAGGCTTGGTCGATAGGTTGCTTGAAAGATATGTCAAATGAGAAAAATAAATGGCTAAAAGGACGTCCTCATCAATGGGTGCATTCCTTTGCTATCGTTGATTATTATGAAGGTGGTGAATTTATAGTCACACCTGTCAAGATAGTAAATGGGAAGGCATCATTATGGGGATATCTGTTAAAGGGGTAGAAAATGTATACTTATTCTTATTATTCGTGTTACTCGGCAAAGTGGGGGAAAGGCTCGACACGCATCCAATGGGTGGCTACAGTTGCCCAACCTACTGTAAAGTGGCACATGAACACATCATGGAAATAGATGGACATATTTCAAATATTGGAACAATACGGGATACCTGTAGTAGTAACGATAGTCTTTGGGTATTTCATATGGAAACAGAATCAATGGATTCAATCGGAGCTCCTTGAAGAGCTTGACGAAGATAATAAAAGACTTGAGGGTATTATTATTAAGTTAATAGACCAGCAAAAGAAAGTGCAACTTGAGCAAAAACGTATTCATGGATATGTAGAAAGCTTGGCAAATATAATGATTAAATTAACAAAGGAGAAATAAAGATGTTAAAAGGTTTACTAGGAGCTTTAGGTGGAATGCTTTTGCCTCAAGGTGGAGCTAAATTTAAAGACAATAAAGGAACATTCCAAGGCGGTGCTGAAGGAGTGATTGGAGGTAGAATGAAAGATGCTGCGATGGGTTTAGTTGGCAAGGATATGTTTGAAAGAGCTAGGGGGTTAGCTTCAAAGCTTGATACTACTGATAATAATCAAGTTATGAGATTACAGAATTTAATGAATACTGTTGGTATTGGAGATTCTGAAGGCCAATCATTAACTGTGGATGGTATGCTAGGACCTAAAACTCTTTCAGCATTAAGAAGTTTACAAAGAGGTGATACTGAAGAGTCTTTAGATTATACAACTGACTATTCTGGCGAAACTGCAGAAGTAGCTCCACAATCTGGACCAGCTAATATACCTGAAGCTAATTTAGGAGAAATTGGACAGAGCTATGAAGTTGGAAGTGAACCTGATATGGCTGGCCCTTGGGCTCCTGCAGAAGAAATAGGCAGTAATCCTGCAAGTTGGGTTCAACGTTTATTTGGAACATCTGATGCTATAAACGAAACTAGAGGTGTTAGAAATGAATTGTTTACACGTCTTCTTCCAAGCAAAAAAGCAATTGAAGAAGGAGGCCCTGGTTTAAGATGGCAACGTAAAGATACTTCGGGTGGGTATTAATGCCTAAAAAGACGTATAAAATATTACGTTTTGAAGGTGGGCTTGATAGTAATTCTGACCCTAGAGATATTGCTGATAATCAATTTGCTGAACTTCAAAATTTTGCTGTTGATGAAATTGGTAAGCTTAAAATCTCAGGAGCTGTTAGGGCTGAATTATATGATACTCTTGCTTATGTACCTACAGCGCATGGGTATGGTGTAATAGCCTTTGCATCTGATTATTCAGGATTTGTTGATGGAGCTGTTACTCAGCAAGCAAAATATTATTATGCTATGGAGTCTGGTGGTGGAGTCAATTTTGCTGACCCCACTGGAAGCGAGTCAACAGGGATAGTAGCTTTAACAGACAAAACTGGTATTATTATGTACTGGGTAGATGGAGCTTTAAGGATGTATGATATAACAAATGGCCCTTTAACTCCCACTGTTTTTACTCCAAAATGGCGTGGATATATAGAGGGCTATATGCTAGGTTCTGATGAATCAACTTCTAATGCTAGGTATAAAGGTCATATTTGGTTAAGTAGTAGTGGTTCTAATTCTGCTAAGGCTAATGGTTGGTATTCAGAAGATGCTCAAATTAAAGGATGCTTTCCAGAAGCTCAATTGCCAACTTCTCATGGTACAGCTGGAGTAATGGTTGGTCAAAATTTAATAGCAGGTAATCATCGTATTCTTTCAGGGCATGATACGACTGCATCAACCGCCAATGCAAATGATTATGTTAATTATACTTTAGCAGAACCTACTGGTTTATTTGCTTTTGCTGATGAACAATGTGGCACAGGAACTGGCCCTACTGCACCAGAAAACTTTAACACATCATCAGGTATGAGATGGGGACATGGTTTAGGTTTAAATGAAAGTAAAAATGACCAAGGAACTTGGTGTCCAACAGGCTCTGAGACTTATCAGTTTTGGTGCACAACCATTTACGATGATAATCAAGAGAGTGCTCCTCAATTATTTACTATGTATAATCCGGGGAATCAAACAACAGATTGGAGTGACCATAAATTATCTCATTCGACTCCTGTAACATCTATGAGATTCAAAAATGCTGCAAATAGAGGTCAGTATGCTAATGGTATTGCTTTATGGGTAGAACCTATAATTAAATGGTGTGATGCCTTACATGATAACACTACAGATTGGGCTAATTCTGGAGATGATAGAACACTAAATGGTATTCATTATAATTTTGGAGGAGATACTGTAGACGCTCATGGAGCTGGTAAGGGTAATCCTAGAATTACAGGCTTGAAAGTATACTGGGCAGGTTCTGAAGATGGATTTAGTGATTTATGGCTTTTATATGAATGGAATTTTAAAAAAGGTGTTAGGAGTTGGGGGTCGGCTACAGGTTCTGGTGGAAGTTATAGAGAGCATGATTACACTAGTGCGCATATGCAAGGTGCTTTAGCTTCTGGTCACTATTGGTATCATCATACACACGCGTGTGAGATGAGTGATACTTATGGATTTAAATCATGGGATGAGTCATCTGGCGTGGTAGATGCTGCTTCAGGCACTACTGGAATAATCTTTATAGACCCTCCTAAATATATTAGATATGATGCAGTAAATGCTCATAGTACGACTGAAACTGTTACTGTGGATGCTTTTAAAGCTGTTTGTATAGCAAATAGAAGAACATGGATAGGAAATGTTACTATTAATGGAATTAAATATGCTGATAGAATGCTTAAAAGTCCTGTAAATCAGTTTGACAAGTTCCCTGCTGAGGCAAATCAGATTGAAGTTTCTATTAATGATGGTGATGAAATTATAGCTCTTATGGAATATGCTGATAGATTGCTTCAATTTAAAAAAAATAAATTATATATTATAAATATTTCAGGAGCAACTGAATTTTTAGAATCTGAACATAAATACAAAGGAGCTAACAATATAGGAGCTGTAGCTAAAACTGATTATGGTATAGCTTGGGCAAATAATAATGGTTGTTATTTATATGATGGTAAGCAAGTGCTAGATTTATTAGAAAGTAAAGGTGCGCGTAAAATATCGATAAAAAATTGGTCTTCTTTTATAGGAGCAGGCACTGGAGAGCGAGTCGGATATAATCCTGAAAGAAGGCAAATTATTATTAAAGGTGCCTCAAGCGCAGGTTATATATACGATATGATTACAAAAAGTTTTTCTTATTCTAGTCAAATAGTTGATAGCGGGACTAATAAGTCTCCCTTTTTCAATCGACCTGATAATGGTAATTTAGTATTTTTCGACACTACAAGTCATCTTAGTCAGCAAATAGATACTTGGATAGATACTTTTAATAGTGGTAGTATTATATTAGCTACTAAAGATGTAGATTTTGGAGAGCCGTCAGTGAGAAAGAAATTATATAAAATTTATGTAACATATAGAGGCGATGGTAGTAGTATAGTTGAGAATTTTAGAACAAATGGTGGGACTACTGATTATACCTTTACTTCAGGGTTTGGAAATCAAACTGACCCATACGTATGGACTAGGCAAGAGTTAAAGCCTTCTAATTCATCAGACGCTAATAATATTTATTCTTGCCAATTAAGATTAACAGGCAGTTGTAATTCAAATTTTGAAATTAACGATATTACTTTTGTATATAGGAGTAAAACAATAAACTAATGCCAGATTTTGATGATTTAAGAAGTAGATTTATACGTAGATTAGAGCATAATAAATCGTCTAGAATAAAGACTGTTACAGTCCCTCCTTTTAGTAAGGATGGTCAAGATGGTGATATGCAAATATGCAGAGGTGTTTTATATATAAAAAGTAATAATGAATGGTTTGAGTTTGTTAAGAAGCCTCAATTTCAAATTAAAAAAATTGGTATTGGGGCTAATACTGGTACATCGCAACAAGAATTACAATATAGTACCTCTTCTGCTATTAGGAATGATTTCAGAACTTTAACCGAAACGGTAAATAAAATTATAGAATTATTAAAACTAGATATTAAATAGGAGTTTGTTATGGCTATAAATTGGGGAAGTATGATGTTAGAAAGAGATTTGAGAGATGAAAAATCTAAATTATCTCAAGATGCTAGTAGATTAGCATCTGCTAAAAAAGGTGGTGCTGGTATTGGAGGTTTATTAGGTTCAATAGCTGGTCCAGCATTAGGCGCTGTTTTAGCTCCATTTACAGGTGGTGCAAGTTTAGCTCTTTTATCTAATCCTATGGTTATGGGAGCCCTAGGAGGAGGTTTAGGTTCTCTTGCTGGTAGCAAGATAGCTGGAAAAGGCAAAGAGATTGAGGGTGGTAATTTCCTAAAAGGGTCAAGAGGTCAAATAGATAAAGATATAGCTGGTTCTGAATTTGGAGATGTATTATCAGGTGCTGCAAGTGGAGCTTTGTCAGGGTTTAAAGCTGGTGGAAATACCTTTGGAGCGGCTAAAGAAGGTAGTAAATTTGCAAATTTTCAAGATGCTTTAACCACAGTAAATACTCCTGGTGGCCCTGCTTCATTTAATCCATCAAATATTTTAGATTTAAATTATGGTGATGCAATGAAAGGTTGGGGAGAAGAAACTATGAAAAGTTTCTTACCAGGAGAAGTTACTGGAGATGCGTCCTTAACTCCTGTTCCAGGTTTAGAGATGGACGGAAATAACAATTTATTAACTACTGCAATGGAAAATGCCAATCCTATGGATGCAGTAGATACAATACCATTAGCTACAGGTGATAATCCTATGAGTTTAACAATGGATAATATGTATGACTTTGCAAATGACTGGCAAACTTTACCCGATGGACGTCAATTTAGTCCATCATTAAATCAATATATTAATTAATAGGAATTTAATATGGCAAGAAATATAGATTTATTATTATTAGCAAATAGAAAGTTTGGAAATAATTCCAAAGGCGGTGTTCGTTCATCTAATAGTAATGAACCAGGAAACTTGCCAACTAAAGGATGGATACCAGGTACTAATATATCTAGTGCAAATAATTATCCTAGTATAGCTAAAAAAGGAAGGCGTGGAGATACTGAATTAAGGAATGTTGATGGTCAAACCTCTCATGTTGATTCTGTTGAAGCATCTGTTATTGATGCTTTAGGGCCCATGGGAGAGGCTTGGGTAAAGCAGGTAGGGAGTGGGACTATTAATCCAAATACAGGATTAAAAGAATATGGTAGAACATGGAGACCTAAAGATGGTAAATGGGGATGGTTTGGACAGACTAAAGCATCTAAAAGAAGAGATTGGGATGCAGTAATAGAGGCTAATAGGAAAAAGAAATTTGATGACTTTATCATAGCTAATAAAAAAACAGACTTTGCTTCTATGAGTGGTAATGAATTAGAAGAGGCTGTAAGTAGGAAGTCAGGAATGGAAGGCGATGAATTTAAAAAATATATCACAGAATATGACCCAAGAAAAGAAGAAGAAGCTATGGATAGTTTTACTATGGGTCAAGAAGCAGCGGGAGATAAGACTGCAGGAGCAATGTTTGGACAGTTAACTAAAAGTCAAGCTGCTACAGGTAAGGCTGGATTTGCTGGTTCTGGCACCTTTGCTCAAGATTTTGCACAAGACCAGCTATTAGGTGGTTTAGAAAGTCAAATGGATGAAATGTCAGCATCAAGAGAATCCCAGGTTGCTGATGTTAAAGATGCTTATAATCAACAGTTTTGGGAAGAAATGATGAAATGGGACGAAGCTAAGAAAGGCTAAAGGAGAAAATAAATGGCTAAAAAAACATATGGTCCAGGAATTACAGTAGACTCTAGTTCTGATTTTGGACCTCAAGAAATATTATCCTATATTAACCAATTGTATCAAATGAAAGGTTCTGCTGATGCAAATGCTCGGGTTCAAGAAGAACATTCTTGGAGACAGGCTGATAGAATATATGAGCAAGAAACTCGTAGAAAAAATAAAATAATGGATAATGCTTTTAATACCTATACTACATTCGGTATTGATACTAATACTACAGCTAATCCTAATTATAGCCTAGCATTAAATCAAGCATTTGACTATCAAGGTAATAAAGCTAACGCATTTAATAAATATGCTGAAATAGCTAAGTCTGCAGATACTACGCCTAATAGGGCTTTATTTGAAGCTGAATGGGATAAGAATTATAAAGCAAATTTAAATATGTTAGCTAATAGATTTTCTGCAGTTAGAGAGATGGAGAGAGTTAGAACTGGCATTAAAGATTTCAACTTACTTGATAGGCATATGGCTTCAAAACCAGAGTATAATGCTAATAACTTATTTAAAGAATATGCCTCTCATTTTGGAGTTATGGAGGCTCAACAAAAACTTGGATATTCTCCTCAAATTGAACCTGAATCATATTCAAAGAAGTTTGAGAATGTGTTCTTCAAAGAATCATATACTGATGAAACAGGAAAAACTTTAGGAGGCGGAATGACCACTGCTACAGGAGCAGGAACATTACTTTCTATTCCAGCAGCTGGTATGGGCGCTTATAAAACAGCAGGTCAATATAAAAAAGCTAGTGAAGATATTTTAAAACAAGCAAAGCTTGACAATGCAAGATATGCGCAGAATAAAGAAAAAATAACCAAAGGTAAAAATAAGGGTAAATGGAGAGTAACGGGAGTAAAAGAAGGTAGTGGCTTATCAGGTGGTAAAGATGGTAAATTTTTTGAAAAATACAAAATGCTTAAAAATGAAGCTTTTGATAAAGACGGTAAGCCTACGAAGAAATTTAATAAATATTTAAGAGGTAAATCTTTAGGACAAACGACAGCTGGAAAAGCTTTTGGTACAGCGCGTACTTATTCAGGAGCATTAGCAGGAGGTGGTGCTGGAGCTAAAGCTGGAGAGCTATTAGCAGAAGCTTTAGAATTAGGTCCTGTAGCAGATTTAGCTTTGACTGGTACTGGAGCTGCTGCTGGAGCATATGGTGGGCAGAAAATACAAAGAAATGTAGTAAACTTTGCTAAACAGTTAAGTAAACCTGAGACAATAAAAAGAATAAAATCTTGGGGAGCAAATAAAGGTGTTAAGAAAGGTGTTAAAAAAAGTATAATGAAGGCATTAGCTAAAATGGGAGTTAGCGCAGCTGGATTCGCAGGTCCTCAAGTGCTTGAGCCTTTATCAACAGCAGCTGGAGTAGCAGGTATGGGATGGGCAGCTTATGATTTATATAAAATAGCTAGCGAAGTTCCAGAGCTTATGGATATTATCTTTAAACAGGAGTAGGGATGTCGATACCAGAGAACTGGCAACCCAGTTACGATGAAAGAGTCACTAGGTCTATGCTTGACAGATATAAAGGTCGAGCACATCTTTTATCTGACAAGCAAAAACAAGAACTAGAATATCATGCACAAGCATATAATCTTCCGTTTTACACGGGAGATTTTTCCGTTATTGACGCTATAGGTCAAGTAGGTGCTGGTTTTGTAGAAGGATTTACTACATTAAATATAGCTGACTATCCTGATAATGAATATGAGCAAATAGCTCGTAATATTGGGCATCTTACAGGTTTTGCTCCTGGTATTATAGCAGGTCCAGCTAAATTATTACCAGCTAAATGGGTCACAGCTAGAGCTACTGCAGCAACTGCAGCAAAGTTAAAATCAATTCCAATGAAAGGTGCAGATATTGCTACCAAATATGCCAAGCAAGCACTAAAGAGTGCTAGTAAGGGTTTTGTAGGTAGGAACCAGACTGTACAAACTACTAAAAACTTCTTAATGGGTAATAAAGCTAGGCATATAGTAGAAGGAGCTTTTCATCTTGGTACTGCATCTGCTATTTCATCTTGGCAAGGTGGTGTAGACCAAATGATAGAAGCTGGAATGGGTGGGGCTGTTGCTGGTAGTGTATTTAGAACTATAGGAAACTTGACACCTGGAACATCAGCTCATGAAAAAGTTGGTAAAGCAATAGCTGGGTCATTATTTATGGGACTACCATCTACTATGAGAGGAGATACAACTCCTGAGCAAATATATGAATATTTGATGGGTGCTTATTTTGGTGGTAATGAAGTATCTTGGTCTAGAGCTAAAGCTAATAAGTTTGTTCAAAAAATGGATAAATGGAGTAAATCAAAAGATACTCAAAAAGATGCTATTAAATCTGGAATGGACCCAGAATTTCATCCTGAATTTGCTAAGCTACCTGAAGAAGTTAAGCCTCTAGCAAAAGAACAAGCTGCTAAAATATTTGGTGCTCCTGAGGTTAATTTAGCTAAAAATATGCCTCATTTATTAATGGAAGAGCTTGGCTTAAAAGGAGAATTAACAGAACAAGAATTAATTGCAGAAGGAGCTAAGCCTACAGGTGAATATAAAGATGGACAAGCTGTTTATCGTTTTGATAAAAAAGTAATAGCAGAAAAGTTTGCATCTTATTTAACATCAGGTAATTTAAGTGGAGATAATTTCTTTGCCAAAGAAGCTGATAAGGTTGGTATCCCAACTATACAATATAGTTACGGACATAAAGGTAGAAAAAAGGGAGGATTAGGATATCAACGTATTCTTAGCGCTGAAGAATTGCAAGATGCTGAAATTCAATTACAAAAAGCAGAATCTTCCTTAAGAAGAACAGCTCCTAAAGGCAAGACACAAAGAGAGACTGAAGATAAACGGAATGTTCAAAGAACTAATTGGTATAAAGTTAAATTTGCTGATTCAGTTTATGTATTAGGTAATTTTAATGAAGGTAAAAGAAGTTTAAAAGGAGCTCAAGGAATTGCAGCTCAAATGGCTATACAAAATGGTAAAAAAGTATATGCTTTTGGAGAGGCTGAAGGACGTTGGTTTAAATGGAATCAAGGTGCAAGAAAATTTACAGAAGCAGGAAAACCACCAAAACCAACTAGAAGATTTGCTGGTATTACTGGGCCAGGGAAAGTATCACCAAAAGCAAAACAAGCGATTAAAAGCCTTTTTTCTGCTCACTTTGCCCCAACTCAGCCTATATCAGAAAGTATCGCTAAACAGCAGGTTTCTAAGCAAAAAGAAGCAAGAATAGAGTCCTTAAGAGATGAGATAGATACTTTACAAGAATTATATCTTGATAAAAAGTCTGATATTCTAGTAAATAAAAAAGCTGGAAAAGATACTACTGCTGCTGAATTTGAATTATCTCAAATAGCAGAACAACAAAAAGATATTGTTGAGAGGCATAATAGATTAGCTAATTTTGGATTAGCTATTAAAACAGTTACTCCTGAGATTAAAAATAAAGAAGCTACATCAAATGAAATAGCTGATAGCGCTAATTCTGACTTTGAAGGACCTGTAGATTTAGAAGTAGGCAAGATACCATTACAATTCACATCTAAACATTTAGAAAAAGCGTGGAGTGGTGAAGGTACAGTTTTATTAAAACAAAATAAAAAACGTGAACTTGCTCAATTAGTAGAGCAAACATTACTAGAAACTGAAGATGGAAGGCCTATTAGTCAAGGCGGAATACCTAAATATGTTAGACCTGGTAAGAAAGAAAATTTATCAGAAAATTGGGCTGATGCTGTACAAGAGAAAATTAGAGAAACATATGGAGATACTGAATTTAACCTTTCTACAGAAGCTAGGCAGGATATGCGTAAATGGATGACACGTAAAAATTTAGGACGTATAGTTACTCATTTGCAATCTGATGGTACAAAAATTAGAGTTATGTCTAATCCAAAAGCCCCTATAAGTTTAGCTGGTAATAGGAAGAATCAGCAAGAGCCCTTAAAGCGTATTGAAGAAGCTCATATGGAAGCAGGTGGAAAAACCCCTGAGCAAGAACCGATATATATGGTACTTGACCATGTTACTATTGATGGAAAAAATGGTAGACGTGATGTAACTATTTCTGAATATCGTAGAGATTATTCTAAAGATTATAATAAGATGATGAAAGATGCGATTAAAGATATGGCTAAAAGAGGATATTATCCTTTAGGTGGAAAAGGAGATGCTGATAGGATAATATGGGTTAAGCATCACCCTTTAGTAGAAGGATTTACAGCCAATCAATTAAGAACAAAATTATCAGAAACTGGCCTTGGTAAAGAAATAATTTCCTCATTTAGAGATTTTAAAAAGCAATACAAAGGAAATGTTTCAGATTTCCGTAAAATGGTATTGTCAAATATATATTATGATTTGCAAATGAATGGTATGGAGGTTAATCAGAAAAATATAAAGACATTATTAACAGGTGATGGATTTATTAAAAATTCAGCTGCTTTTAATAAGCGTCAACAAATATGGATGAATAATGCTTGGTCTGGAGATGTTGAATTTATTAAAAAACAAGGTGTAAAATTAACTGATATTGTTAACAAAGAAACAGGAGAGCTTCAAGAAAATTATAGTTATATCATCTCAAGAGATTTAAGTGAAAAAATAACAAGCTTGCCTAAAAAAGAACAAAAAAGGTTGCAGAAATTAATATCTACTAAAAATTCAGAAACTAGTGAAAATGTAGATGGTGCTATTATAGTATCTGATAAAGTATTAGATGCTATTAATGCTGACTTTGGACATCCTCAATCAGGGCAGAATAAATCATTTATTGTATCTCCACATAAAACAAGAGGTGCTTTACTTGGCAAGTATATGATGCATTCAGCTGGTCCTGAAATGAGTAAGATGATGGACGCTAAAGGTCTTCATATGATTATGCAAGAATCAGCTGTTAAACAAAGAGGTTTGCGCGAAATAGGCGATTATAATATTAAGAATGGAGAGCTTGTTTTTGATAAAAAGTTTGTTTATAGCGATTTATCTCCAGAGCATGTGCGTGGAGATTTTGGAGTATTTGGGAATAATCACTTTATTGAGAATCAACGTATTCCTAAACAGCTTTTACAATCATTATTACCTACTGCTTTTAAATCTGTAAAAACAGAGACTATTAACGATATGTTTGAATCTATTGTTGGTAATAGATGGAGAGGTACTGAAGAATATAATAATAAATTAACAGACTATTTAGATAGAGCTAAATCTGGAGAATTAAGACCCAAAGAATTAGCTGATTTAGAAAAAGAACTGATTGATAATATTGAAAGTATTGGTATTAATGAAATTGTTGAAGCTATGAAGGCTGATTATGTTCCAGGACTATCCGAAGCGATTTATAATAAAATTTTAAAAATAAACAAAAATGAAGCTATGTCTGAATTTACAGATAAAAATGCTTCTGAAATGGGATATGAGGAATATAATAATACTATTAGTGAATTTAATTCTTTAACTGATAGAGTGTTGCAAAATGCTACTGAATGGGTAGAATCTCAAAGAGATAAAGGAATAAATGCAGATATTACATCTGTATATATGCATAAATTTGTTAGGGATTTTAGAATTAAAGCTGTTCAAAATTGGATAATCAATTCAGCTACTAAACCTAAAAGAGATAATTCTGCTGTTGGGTTTATGCGACCTTATGATAAAGCTATGAGATTAAATCTTGACAAGGTGAAAAAATCAAGATTAAAGGAATTAGAAACTAATGATGAAATCTTCTTCTTAGATAATGCTTTTAAAG